GCGTCGACGCCCAGCGCAGGCGACGAGGAAACCAGCTTGGTATCGCGGCCCTTATGGACGGTCATGCGGCCGTCCAGTTGGCTGATGCCGTCGCCCTTGCCTTCGATATCGACCTGCCCGTCGGCATTGGTCGGGAATCCGTCATAATCGTCGAGCCAGCCGCGCTGCGCGGTTCGCTGGCGAAAAAAATTCTCGACCGGCCACCCCGACATCAGCGACATGCCGCGGAACAACTTGATGAACATATTGTCGGCGTTGCTGGTCGCCGCGAGCTTTTCCTTCAGCACCGATATGCTGCTGATCATCTGGTTGATGCGCAGCTTGATGAACGATTCCATCGCGAACTTGTCGGGCTGCACGACCATGAACCCCGCCGGGTCCTGATCGATCGTCCAACCAATAAACGCCTCGCCGACCTTCGACTTGCCGCCTTGCGCCGGCCCCATATCCCCAACTTCGCAGGTCTCTGGCGCGCCACAGGCATCCATGATTTCAGCAAGGAACGGCAGAGCGTCGGCGTCATAGTCGTTCAGATGCTTCGCGGCCCATGCCGAAACGCTCAGTTTTTCCTTGGGCCGCGCCAGAAAGGCGAGGCGGGCGACAATCTGGTGCCCGGTCTCAAACGGCGGGATCGCCGGGAAGGTCGCATGTCGCATCGCCCGTCCCGCCCATTTCCTCGAACTTGTTTGCCAACTCCACCAGGTCGCGCGCCGCCATCTGCTCGACGATCGCGATTTGCTCTCGGGTCAGCTCGATACGCTTCGACAACCGCGCGCCGAACGACAGATATTTTCCGTTCAGCGTCTGAAAAACTGCTGCGATCGCCGCTTCGACGGTCACTTTCATGACCAGCTCGCCGCGATCTTTACCGAGGCGGTTCGCTAAAATCTCGGCTTCGATCATCGCCTTGCGATCGGAAGCGCTCAAACCCGCGTCGCTCGGCCCGGCAAGGCTCACCCCACCCATCAACTCTAGACCCAACTGGTGGACCTCGGCCGCCCGGCTCCGCGCCGCCTCTTCCTCGGCCGCGCGGATCGCGGTGACGAATTGGTGTGCCGCGACAAGGTCGAACTCGTAGGCGACCCCGTTCTTGCCGCGTTTCAACACCGGAAATCCGGGGTGCTCTGCCAGCATTTTCTTGAGCGTCGGCTCGCTCGGCATGCCCGGCATCGAAGCCAGCTCGCCCAGCGACCCGCGCCTGATGTCGCTGGCGGTTTCAGTCACCGTCCGAAATCCGAACAAAAACAAAAGGGTGTCGGAAAAATCGAGTGTCTCACATCTTCCGCGCCTTCGGCCCCCGTATAGTGTTTGGCTCCGGGGAGGACCCAAAGGGGGGTGCGACCCGCGGGGCGGCAATGCGCGACGTCATCAACGCCCTGCGCGGTGGGCCGGTCGCTCCGACCCGCACGCCCCGCCAGTCTGGTCTCTGGATACGTGATTTCGGCTGCGAGGCGAACGCCCATTATTTTCACCATGTCACATTCTACCTGTTGACGGGCTCTACCTACGCAATCCTGCGGCTTTGCGAGCGGCGCTTTTCAAATTGAGATGGCGGGCGATGGCGTAGACAGCGCGATTATACCGCATTCGCAGGCCATCGGCGCCGTGCTCTATGCCCATCGGCCTGAGCAACTCGCGGAATGCCGGCGACTTATAGCCCCGCCGCGCCATCTGATTGATGGCGAGCGAGACCAGCCGCCGGTTGCGCTCGTCAGGCAACAGCTCAAGCCATGCCGACCGCGCATCGCGCACCGCGACCTCGGCCCGCGTCAGCGGCGCCGCGCGCACCGGCGCATCCTTGTCGACGTCGGGCCCATAAAGCGGCTGGTCGCCGAGGTCCCACGGCGCATCGGACGCCCACGGCGATCCGCGCCCGCTGCCTGGCGATCGACGCCATAGTTCGATGGTCTCCACCATCGCCCGCTCGACCTCGGCGAAGGTGACGACGTCGTCGGCCGCTGCCCCTCTATCCATATCTCTCTACCTTCCTCTATTCTTGAACAGTTATGTCAGGGTCGGGAAACCTCGTGCGCGGGCGCATGACAGGCCACCAACCCTGACACGACTGTTCGGACCTGATCAGCCGCGCCAATTTTCCGCGCTATTTCAACGCCTCGCGCCCCTTTATGGAGCGGACAGCGACTGTTCAGCCGACTGTTCGAAACAGGTCACAGTCCCCGGTCCCGCGCGCCCAGCCCCGGCCAGCCAATACGGCCCTGAACAGACGTCTGAACAGTTATCCGAACAGTCACCCCCACCCCCGTCACACGCGCCCGCGCCACGCGTCGGGGTCACCGCCCGCGCTGCCGTCGTCATCATCCGCCCGCGATGCGAGGTCGCCCGTCTTGAGCTTGATCCCGACGCGCACCTTGCGCCCCGTCGCCTTGTCGCGATCGACATAGAATTGCGCCTCGGTCAGCTGCTTGCCGAACGTGGTTTGCTTCATGATCATGTCGTCCTTGTCCCCGCGATCGAGGCAGAACTGGCGGAAGTTCTCGTAAAGGTCGGTCGCACCCGCGTGCGCGGTCGGGTCGCTGCAATCGCAATTGCTTTCCAGCCAGTCGGCGAGCGCGCTCCCCGTGGCCCAAAAGCTCGAGGCGGCGATGCGCGCCAGCTCGGGCTCGGGCACCTCGTCGCTGTCCAGCCAGTCGAGCGCCCCGGTGACCATCCAGTTCAGGATGCCGCTAATTTCCTTCATCAGCCGCGCCTTGACGACGTGCGGCGCCTCGTCGACCAGCCCCGGCGTGACGCCATAGGCCTTCAGCCACGGCAACAGTCCGAACCGTCGGCGGAAACCGCGATCGTCGCTCGGCGCGTTCGGCAGCGAATTCACCTCGGCGATCAGCTGGAAATGCGCTGTAAAGGTCACGTCCTCGACCGCGTTCGGCGCGCGCGCCGTGACCTTGCTGCCGGTCACCTGCTTGATGCGCTCGCCGTCCCATGTGCTGCCCTTTTTGGGCTCGTCGATCACGACCATGCGAATGTCGCCGCGCAGGCGCACGATATCCGCCTGGTGCTCGCTCCCGCCGCGGTCGTTGCGCGATTGAAGGAAGGTTTTGGGGCTCGCCGACCGGAAATAGTCGCCGTGCATCGACCCGATGATATCGTTCGTCATCGACTTGCCGTCGCCGCCTTTGCCCTGCCAGATATAGAAGCGCTGGTCGCTGATCAGGCCGGTGAGCGTCATGCCATAGACACGCTGCAGCATCGTTCGCGCGACCGGATCGTCGTGCAGCTCGTCGAGCCGCTCGATCCAGCGCGGGCATTTGGCGTCGGGGTCATAGGCGACCGCCGCGACCTGCATGAACATGTCGGCGGGGTCGTGCCCCTTGGTAAAGCGCGCGACCCAGCCATCCTGCGTCTCGACAAAGCGCAGCGTGCCATTCAGGCAATGATAGGCATAAAGGTCGGTGTCGAACTCGTCGAGCCCGGCGCGCATCAGGAATCGGCCGTCTTCGTCGGTCAGGCTCTGCGCCTGCTTGATCATCCCCGACGTGCGGTCGCTGTTGCCCGTCTTCATGCTCCACGCGAACAGGTGGTTGACGCGCTCGTTGCGCAGCTCGTCGGTGAAGCGCGGGCCATAGACCGCCTGCACCTGCTCGATCGTCGCCTGTTTGAGCGCCCGCGCCTCGTCGAGCAGGCCGTCGCCGACCGCGAGCGCGACCGACCGCGCCCGCGCGGCGCCGTCGCGGCTGTTCCACCGCACCGCGTCGAACCATATCCAGTCGCCCTGACGGCCGATTTCGCCGCAGAATTTCAGGCGCCCGGCGGCATGCACGTTGAAGCGCAGCGCATTGCCATGATCGTTCAGCGGCCATTTCGACCGGACAAGTATCGGATCAGCCGCCCCCGCGGTCGCCGGCACGGATGCCGGCTCGTCATCATACATTCAATCGAACTCCCAAGGCGTCGGCTGCAGCGCTTCTTTTAGGTAAAGAGGATGGCCGGGCTGACCGCCCTTGGTCATGGCAAGATAGTGGACGGGCACCGCGCGCGCCCGAATGCGGGCTTTCACCTGCTCGTCGCGGCCGCGATGCGATCCGTGCGCTCCCCACCCGAGAATGGTCGTAGCCGATCGCATCAGCGCCGCATCGATAAAGGCATTATTATGGGGGCCGACGGGATCGGCCGCCGCGAGCATGTCTTTCGGATCGGTCGCCCGCAGGCCGAAGATATTCCAATAGGCGACACCGCCATAGCGCGGCTCTCGGCTCGTCGCCGCACGCTTACGACCGCGATTCCACGTCGGATCGTCGACCAAATGCGACGCGACCGATGGATTGAGCAGACCCATGCCAAGCAAGGGGTCGAGCGACCATACCTCCCAAATCAACCAGCGATAGCGGCCGCAGGGCGATATGATCGCGCCGCGCTGGCCAAACATGCTCGTTTCGACGATATCGACCTGCTGCTCGAGGTCGCGGCCGAGCGCTGCAAATTCCTGAACAGCTTGAAGGGCCGAAATCATCTTCACGCAGCCACGTCCCGCGCGTCGATCAGCGCCATTGTCCGCGCCATGCGCTTGTCGGCAACCTTCGCCGCTTTGGTGATTTGCTCGGCGCCGATCGCGGGCAGCATCGCCGCCGTCATCGGCCCGCGCACGCCCAGCGCTGTGCGATAGCAGGCCAATTCGGCCTCATAGGTCTCGCGAACCGCCGGGTCCTCTTCCATCTGCCGCACGACGGCGTTGATGACCTTCGGCGTGAAGCCGAGCGCCTTCGCGATCGCGAGCGCGTTTTTCAGCTCGTCGTTGATATCGCGCCGGTCAGCCCGCTTCGACAGCACATAATGCGCGATCTGGCGCAGCTTTTCCGCCGACTCGCTGTCGATCGCCGCGCCGCCGTCGGGATAGGCCTCGAGTCGTTCGGCCGCCGCCTCTTCATCCTCTGCCGTGACCTCGGGCAGCATCGGCCGCACCTTGGGCGCGATACTCAGCTCGGCGTCGAACCGGCCGCGCCAATGCGCCAGCACCTCGCGCCTGAACGTCTCATTGCCGATCCGCGCCGCCTGCGCCTCGAGCCGCGCCCACGCCGCCGCCGTCACCTCGGGATTGCGCGGCCGCGGGACCTGCGCCGCAACAGCGTCGAACAGTGCGTCGACAACCCCGACCGGCGGATGCGCGGCCAGCCACGCCGCCAGCGCCATTGCCGGGTCTTCCCCGGCCTTGACACTTTCGCGCACCAGGTCGTCGGGGTCGATCCCCTCCGGCATCCGGCCGATGCGCAACGACCGGCCCGGACCCAGCAGAGGCAAGGCGCGCTCGGCCGCCCGCTCGGCCGCCGCGAAGCCCGCCGCATCGCCGTCGAACAGCAACAGCGGCGATTGGTCGGAGCGCCACAGCAATTCCAGCTGTGCCTCGGTCAGCGCGGTCCCCATCGGCGCCCCGGCGGCGATGCCGCAGCGATGGAGCGCGATCGCGTCCATATAGCCTTCGACGACGACCGTCTGACCGGGGCTCAGCCCGCGCGTCCGCAGGATCAGGTTCGAAAATCGCGCCTTTTCGGTGAGCAGCGCGCGCAGGCGGTGCAGGTTGAACAGCGTCCGACCCTTGTCGAACAGTGCGCCGTCGGGACTATTCTTGTATTTCGGCACCATCGCCGAGGGCTTGAGCGACCGGCCGCCGAACGCGATCAACCGGCCGCGCGCATCGTGAACGGGCACCATCACGCGCAGGTGAAAGGTGCAGCCCTGTTCGCCGTCCCGGTCCCATGCGAGACCCGCCGCGACCGCGTCGCCCAACGCGATCCCGATATCGCGCAGATGGTGGCGCGCCGCCGGCGCCCATCCCAATTCGAAGGCCTGCGCCGTGTCGCGGTCGATCCCGCGCGCCGCGAGCCAATTCTGCGCCTCGGCCGACCCCGCCAGCTCGCGCGCATAGAGCGCCTGCGCCGCCTCGATCGCCGCGCGGAACCCGACGATGCGCTCGGCCGCGCGCGCCGCCTCGGGCGACGGCGCGGGCAGCTCCATTCCCGCCTCGCCCGCCAGCTCTTCGACCGCCTCGATAAAAGTCCGGCCCTGCGTGTCCATCAGAAAGCGGATCGCGTCGCAATGCCACCCGCAACCAAAGCAATGCCCGAACGCCTTTTCGTCGTTCACCGTGAACGACGGCGTTTTCTCGCTATGGACCGGGCAACAGCCCTTATACTCGCGCCCCGCCTTCGTCAGCTTGACCGTGCGACCGATCAGCGACGACAGGGTGACGCGAGCGCGCAGCTCGTCGAGAAAGGCTTCGGAAAAGCGGGCCATGATTCAGGCGATCAGACCCGCATCGGCATCAGGACGACGAAGAATTTGTCGTCGGCAGGGTCGATCAGCTTGCAGGGATGATCCATGCGCATCCCGCCCGAACCCTCGCGGGGATCGCCATCCCACTGCAGCACCGTCGTCTCGCCGCCCAGCGCGTCGAGCGCCTGAACCAGATAATTGCCATTGAAGCCGACATAATAATCGCCGCTCGAGGCTTCGGCGTCGATCGTGACCGAGGTTTCGAACCCCTCCGAACCCGTGCTGCTGATCGTCAGTTGCCCCCCCCCGACGGCGATGCGGATCGCGGGCGAGTATCGGACGACCATGCCCGCGCTCGCGGCGGCGACGGCCCTGCGCAGGTCGCTCGTCTTCACCCGGACCGACGTCTGGACGCCCGCCGGAACGACCCGCATCACGTCGGGGAATGTCCCGTCGATCAGCTTCGACACGATCATGTCGGCCCGGTCCATGACGCGAACGGCGCTCGGCGTGTCATGCTTGGGTGCCGGGCCGGCCATCTTCCCGGGCGCCGCGTTGCCGGTCAGATAGCTGCCGAAATCGATCACGGCCCCCGCGTCCGACGCCGCTACGATATCTATCAGTTTCAGGACGGCGCGGCGCGGAATGATGACGTCGCCCGGCCATTGGTCGCCATCGACGTCGGGCAGCTCCACCTGCGCAATGTGCAGCCGATGCCCGTCGGTCGCCGCCAGGCGATACGACCATCCGCCAAGGTGGCGCATCGCCATGCCGTTCAGATAAAAGCGCGTTTCTTCGGTGCCGATCGCGGGAAATATCCGGCGCACGGCGCGAAGAAAATCGGCGCCGACCGTGGCGCGCGCAAATTGCGGCACCATGTGCATCATCGGGAAATCGCCGGGGTCCATGTCGCGGCGGCCGCGCGTCTTGATGATCCCGGCGCACCATTGCATCCGCTCGTCGCGCGCATCGGGATCGGCCGTCAGCTGCACCGTCTTGCTCGACGCCTGTTTCAGCACGGCGAGCAGCGAGCGCGGGTCTTCGATCAGATATTCGCCCGCGCCCTTGCCGTCGGCGATAGGCACCTGAACCCGGCGCTCCATGTCCAGATCGGTCCCGATCAACTCGACCGACCCGTTCGCGCGCATCAGCAGCGACGACAGGATCGGCACCGTCGTTCGCCGCTCCACGACGGAATTGGCAGCTTGCAGGCCGCGCATCAGCGCACGCCGGTTGACTTCAATCTGCATGGTCATTCTCCCTTGCCGGGCCGACGATGGCCCTCAATTCGTCCATCAGCCGAGCGGCTCGCGGCACGTCGCAGCGCGGCCCCTCGACGGTGATTTCAAGGATGACGGCCGAAATCCGCGCCGCCTTCTGTGCCGCGAACCGGATCGACCCGCGCGATGGCACCGTCGGGCCAAGCTCTTCGGCGACGCTCATGCCGCGAGACCCGCGAACAGGCCGCCGACAGGATCCTCGGCCAAGGTCGCACCGTCGACCGACACCTGACAAAGCGCGCTGCGTAACCGGTCCCGCGCGATGCGCGCATATTTGTGGTTGAGTTCTATCAATATCGCTTCGCGGCCGAGGCGCTCGGCGACGAGTCCGGTCGTTCCCGCGCCGCCGAACGGGTCGAGCACGGTCCCGCCGGCGGGACAGCCAGCCAGCACGCACGGCACAACCAGCGCCGGCGGAAAGGTCGCGAAATGCGCCCCTGAAAAGCCCGCGATAGCGATTTCCCATGCCATGACATCCGGCGGCACCAGTTCGGCGATCGCCTCGGGCGTCTCGAAATTGCGCAGCAGGCGGCCTTCGCCGCGCGGCGTATTGGCGATGCCTGTGTGGTTGATATGGCCGACGTGGCGCGGCGTCAGATTACCGGCGCGAGGTCCGTTGCCGGTCTTCTTTTTCGGTCCGCCAACGGCCTTCATATTACCGTTGGTCTTTCGACCGGCATTGGCCCGGGTGCTGCCCGTCTGGCTGTCAACGTCCTGCGCCCACCGGGCGATTGAAGATTCCGCCGCCGCCAGCCGCACTGACGCGGCGTCATAATAGGAACCGAGCCGCGACCAGCGCGGCGCCAATGTGTCGGGCTTGGTCACCAACGGACACTGCTCGGTCAGGTCGGGCGAGAAACTGATCTCGCCGGTATCGCGCGCGACCCACACGTCGGCATCGCCGCTCTTGGTCAGCAGGAAAATCTTTTCATGCGCGGTCGATGTTCGATAGCGACCGCTGCTGTCGGGCATCGCGTTCGGCTTGCCCCAAATGATCTCCGACCGCACCCACCAGCCAGCGTCCTGCAGCGCGATCGCAAGCCGGTTCGGCAGCATGCACAAATCCTTGGGTTTCAGATATCCGCCGGCGACAACCCGCCCACCATGATCGCGCCGTTTCGTCCCGCGCCCGCTAGCATTCCATTGAGCCGCCTCGAAGCTTCCGCGCGCAGTCGCGTAGCCCGGATCATAAATCGGCCCGACCGTCGAAAACGGCTTGTCGCGAAACGTCCGGTCGTCGGCGCCTTCGGCCTTGGTATCGGCCGCGCTGCGCCCGTTCGGCGCGGCGGCATAGCAATCGCCATAGTTCAGCCAGACCGTGCCCGTCGACTTGAGCACGCGCCGGATTTCCTCGAAAATCTCTACCATCACGGCCAGGTGCTCGCCCAACGTCGGCTCCATGCCGATTTGGCCTTTGACGTCATAGTCGCGCAGGCCCCAATAGGGCGGCGAGGTAACGACGCAGTCGACGCTTTCGTCAGGCATATCGCGCAACCGATCCATCACGTCGCCGACAAGGATGGTGACACCCATTACAGCGCACCCCCCGCGCGACCGACCCCGGTCGCGGTCTCCGCCCCATGAATGCCCGCGCGCACGTCATCGGACAGCGTCACCAGGCGCATTTCGACGATCGACAGCGGCACCGTACCTTCGACCGCTTCGCGCTGGCACGCCGCGGCGATCCTGCCGATGCGCCGCGCGATCGCCACGCGCTCGGCATCGATCGCCAGCGAGCTTTCGTCGATCAGCAAGTCGTCGACCGTCAGGGATTCTAAAGCGACCGCCAAGGGCCCGCCGACACCACTCATTTGCGCTCCCCCGCCACCGGCACGCCGAGCCGCGCACAAATGCGCGCCCACAGCGCGCGCCCGGCGATCGCCGACACCCCGGCCCTGCGAAATGCGGCGGGCAATGTCGCGCCATCGGCCACGGCCTCGGCAATCGCGTTCATGCGGTTTTCATCCTTGGCGCTCATGTCACGACCGCCCCCGAAACCACCGACAGCGCGGCGCGGCGCCGCAGCGCCTCGCGCTGGTCGCGCTCCATCTGCTGCAGGCGCGTGACGAGCGATCGCGCGACGGCGCGCGAAAGGTGAACCGTGCCCCCCTCCAGCGTGATGGGAAGCGGGCAGACGAACGGATGCGCTACCAGTGCCCGGTCGATCGCACGCATCAGCATATGATCGCCGACCGTCACGCCGCCGCCTCCATCGCGATGGCCCGGCGTTCGGCGCGCGTCGTCGCGCCATTCCATCCGTGGCGGCACTCGCCATGGTCGGGCGGCAAATTGCAGCGCGGGCAACGCAGATTGTTCGTGCGCGGCGCGTCGTCGTGCGACGGCCGCGCCGTGACGGCCAGCGCGCCATCTTCGACGGGATTACCCCCGGCCGCGCGTGCCGCCGCCTGCGCCAGCTCGCATCGCGCGGCGGGCAGCGATCCGCCGCCCGACCGCGAATAGGCTGTTGCCGACACCGCCTTGCCCGCGCCGTCCAACACGACCAGCCGCCGCGACCGGCGGCGCACGTCGCGCCGCAACCGGCCGACCGCGACCCCTCGCGCGAGCGCGACGTCTATCTGTGCAACCGTCAGGCCCGACAGACGCCCGAGCATCTGGTTCTGCGGGCACGGCAGGCCCGCGAGCGCGTCGAGGACCGCCGCGAGGATCGGCACCAGCGCATCGCCGCTCGCGCGGTTCGCCAGCCGGTCGCGGTCGGCGGTCACCGCAGCCCGCCTTTCGTCGCCTTGCCGCTCGCGACGATCGTCACGACGCGGTGCAGGCGCGGATCGTCGGGCACCGTCACGCGGATCAGCCCGCGCGCGACCAGGCGGCGCAGGCGATAGCTCGCGGCGACCGCGTCGCGCAGCCCGACCGCGCGCGCGATCGACGCGTTCGTCGGACAGGGCAGACCCTTGGTCGCGGCGGTCAGCAGCAGTTTCAGCACGCGCCGCTCGACCGTTCCCGCCCGCCGCGCGTGCATGCCGCCGCGCGGCGCGGCGGGCGCCTTTCTGGCGGGAACCGCCGCCACATAGCGCCGCGACCGCCGCTGGACCTCGAAACTGAAACGCCCCTCGCCGATCCGGCGGCGCGCGATATCGATCAGCCCCGCGTCCGTCAGCGCGCGCAGCGCGGGTTGCGTTGCCGCCGGAACCGAGGGCGCGACGCCAAGGCACACCGCCGCCCCCGGCGATGCGCTGCGCGCCCAATCCTGCAGGTCGTCGCCCCCCATGAACATCAGTTGGCGCTCCCCCCGATCCGCTCGACAGACAGGCTGCCGCGCATCTGCTCCGCTTCGTGGCGGGTGAAATAGACCCCGGCGACCGCGACGATCTCCGCGCCCGCGTCGCTATGCTCGAGCGCCAGCGTCACCGCGTTCAGCCGCGCCGCGCGCGACGGGTGGGCGCGCATCAGCGCACCTTTGCGGAACCGCAGCGGATCGGCGAGGAACGTGTCGGGACAGGCAATCCGCTCGGGCTCGGGCAACGGCGGCCGCCCCGCCATTTCGGCGGCCTTCGTGGGCACCGAAAGGGCGCGCGACAGCTTGTCGACGATCGTCTGCGCCAGCGCCGCCGACATGACGGTGCGCAGCGACCCGCCGGTGACGAGAACCTCGCCCCCGTTGCGGTTCGACCAGCTGGCGTTGAAATCGGCAAGGTTCGGCAAGGCGTTCATCGGCCACTCTCCAACAGCGCGACCAGACTGGCGGCCGCTTCCTGCAATTGTCGGGCTTCGTTGATCGCGACGGCGCGCCGCTTGGGGTCCAGCCCGTTGCGGTCGGCCTCGACCAGCGCGGCCATCACGTCCGACGCCTCGCGCGTCACCGCGCACCAATGGTCGGTCAGGTCGCCCTCGCCCTCGGCCGTGCTTTCGCGGACAAGAATATATCCGTTCTCGGCCGCCATGAGGCGCGTGATTGGCGGCAAATCACCCTTCGCGACCGACACCGCGTCAAGCGTGACCGCGGCGTCGACCGGCGGAAAAGCCGGGTCGTGCAGCGTGTTCCACTCGCCGACCCAACTCTTTTTGCGCCCGACCTGTGCCGCCGCTTTCTCGATCGTGCCGATCGCCTCGATCGCGGCGATGACGCCGGGTTTCAGGCGCGCACCGACCGGCGTCATGCCGCGACCCCTTCACCGGAAACGCCGCCGGTCTTTCCGGTGGACGCGACGAGCAGCTCGGCGTCATATCGCGCCATGCAGTCGGCAATCTTGCGCCACACCTTCATTGACGGCGATCGGCCGTTGCGAATGCTGTCGATCAGCTGCGGCTCGCCCGTCGCCTCGCGTCCAAAGCGCGTGGGCGCCATCTTGTGGCGTTCGAGGAAGGCGTCGATGCTGGCAAGCAGCTCAGTGTCGGTCGGTAGTTGCATGCCCGCTTCAATAAGTCAGCATATGCTAACAGTGCAAGCGCAAAATGTTAGCAAAGGCTACAATGGCGCAAATCCGTGGCTTTAGCTATCGCTGACACCATGTCGGACGTTGCACCCAGCATCCTTTATGAGCGCCTCATGGCCGTGCGCCCGCGCGACTTGACCCCCAACGCTTGGGCGGTGAAGGCGGGCGTCAATCGCACGATCTGGTCGAACATCCGCGACCGTGGCAACGCCTCACACGCGACAATCGAAAAGCTGCTCGGCGCCATCGGGCTCAGCTGGGCTCAATTCGACGCGGGGATCACCGCACCGGAGGCGGATCGCGATCGCAAGAGCGCCCCGCCTGCCGTCGCCGATTCGCCGCGCAGCTTTCGCCCGCTAGAACGGCCTCGCGATATCCCGGTGCTCGGCACCGCGGCCTGCGCCGATTTTCATTTCGACGGCGAATCGGGGTCGATCGACGTCGAGGCGCTGGAAATCGACCTAGACGAGGTCGTCGACTGGCTAGCGCGCCCGCTCGCCCTCGAAAAGCGCGCCGACGTCTACGGCATCTACTACACCGGCGTTTCGATGGTGCCGCGCTTCGAACCAGGCGAACCCGGCTATGTCGATCCCCGCCGCATGCCGAAGGCGGGCGAATATGCCGTCGTTCAGCTCGCCGGCGACAATGGCGATGGCGAGCATCGCGTGATCGCGGCGATCGCAAAGAAGATCGTCCGCATATCGGCGAGTTTCGTCGAAATGGAGCAATTCAACCCGCCCGCCCGCTTTCGCGTGCCGCGCGAAAAGATAGCGGCAATCCACCGCATTATCCCATGGGCCGAACTGGCGGCCTTTTAGCGATCTGTCAGCATTCGCTCACATGTCTCTTGACAGTTAGCAAACGCTAACAGTATGTCAGCCCCTCGCCGGATGGTCCGGCGGGGAGTTTTCCATGCACCAATTGCTGTTGCTGATGGTCGGCGACGACGCGCCCGCGGTCTCCAAGGCCGTCGCCGTCATCGCCACGCTGACCGCGACCCGCGCCCAACTCGAGCGCAAGGCGTTCGGCCTGCTCGTCGTCGCGGCGATCGCTGCGAACCTGCTCGGCCTCGTCGTCATCGCGGGAGGCGGACAGTGAAGCGCCACCGCCCCTTCGACGTCGTCGACACCCGCAACGGCTGGTGCATCGTCAGCCGCACCGGCCGCTATCGCCGCTGGTCACCCAAGATGACGCGCGGCCTCGCCCGCCTTCGCGAACGCCGGCCCGACACGCGGATGCAAGTGCCGTGACGGCCATAGAAAAGGCGATTTTGGGCATGCTCCTCAATTCCGCCGAAAAGCGTGAACTGGACGCAAAGTGGCACGCGGAGATGCGCGAAGGCCGGCGCATGGCTTTCCTTGCCCGCCATGCCATGCCGCGCGACGTCCGGCCGACCTGCGCGATGCTGGCCAGAGGCGCCTTCGCCACCGCTCGCCGCATCCGACTGTGGTCCGCACAAAGCGAACGCGGTTTCGAATGACCTTCGTCGGCCTCTCTTCCTTCGACACACCCGCGATCGCGCGCGCCGAGCAGGCGCGGCGCCTCGCGGCGATGCGCAATATGCAGGGCATCACCGTGGCCCAGCGCCGCACCGACGCGGCCGAATGGGCGGCGATCGTCGAATGGGAAAACTGGTTCGCCGCCGGGCGCAAGGGCTTTCTCCCCGGCGATGGGCTGGAAGAGGCCGAATATCTCTATCGCGTCATCCTCGACATCGCTCGGGCCGCCATGGCGGACTGGGTCGCAAAGGGACGCGCCAGCGGCGAAGCCGAGGCGCGACCCTTCCTGCTCTATGCCCTCGCGACCCGCTGGGCCAGCCTCGCCGGGGAGCCCCGGCCGACCATCGATCCCCGCACCGGCGAACTCGCCGCGCCCAATCCCGAAAGGAAAGCGGCATGAAGCTGCACCCACTCGTGATCGACAATTTCGCCGGCGGCGGCGGTGCTTCGACCGGCATAGAGGCCGCCTTGGGCCGCGCGATCGACGCGGCGGTCAATCACGACGCCGAAGCCGTCGCTATGCACCTCGCCAATCATCCCGGCACGCGGCACTATCGCCAATCCATCTATGCCGTCGATCCGCTCGTCGTCGTCGAGGATGCGCTGGCGCGCATGGGCGGCAGCATCAACGCGAGCGTCGCCTGGCTGATCGACCTCATCTGGTTTTCGCCCGACTGCAAGCATCACAGCAAGGCGAAGGGCGGCAAGCCCCGCGAAAAGAATATCCGCGACCTCGCTTGGGTCGTCGTCCACTGGATCGAGCGGTTGCAGGAGGCCTATGCCCGCGCGGGCAAGGATGCCCGCCGCGTCATTCGCTGCATCATGCTCGAAAACGTCGAGGAATTCCGCAAATGGGGACCGCTCGACGCCCACGGCTTCCCGATCAAGGATCAGGAAGGCGAGGAATTCGACAGGTTCACCCGCGCGATCAAGCGCCTTGGCGGTCGCGTCGAATTCCGCGAGCTGGTGGCGTGCGACTATGGCGCGAAAACCTCGCGCAAGCGCCTCTACATGATCGTCCGCTTCGATGACGAGCCGCTCGTCTGGCCCGAGCCGACACACGGCAGGCCGGGTTCGCCCGAGGTCGAAAGCGGCCAGCGCCTACCATGGCCGACGGCGGCCGAGTGCATCGACTGGTCGATTCCCTGCCCGTCGATTTTCGAACGCCAGCGCGAGCTGAAAGACGCGACCAAGCGCCGGATCGCCCACGGCACCATGCGCTATGTCGTCAACGCGGCGCGGCCGTTCGTCGTGCCCCTGACGCATCACGGCAGCATTCGCGTCCACGATATCGAAGAGCCGTTCAAAACCATCACCGGCGCTCATCGCGGCGAGCTGGCGGCGGTCGACGCCGCGCTTGTCCCGCACGTCACCAAGTTTCGCGGCGGCAGCGTCGGATCCGACGCGGGCAATCCGATGCCGACCATCACCGCGAACGGCAATCCGGCCCGTCCGGCGGGCGCTCAGCCGCTCGCGCTCGCCAGCGCCTCTATCGTCGGCCTTGGCGGCCGCCGCGCTCAAAGCGCGCCCCTGCCGGTCGACAGGCCCTATCCGACGACGACCGCCAAGGCCGACGCGGCGATCGCCTGCGCGACGCTGGTGCAGACCGGCTATGGCGAACGCGAAGGGCAGGAGCCGCGCGTCCCGCACCTCGACAAGCCCATCGGGACCGTCGTCGCAGGCGGCGCCAAGCACGCCGCCGTCGCGACCTTCCTGTCGCAGTTCCGCGGCAGCAACCGCACCGCCAGCGGCGGCCACCCCGGCGATCCCGCGAAGGCGGTGACCGCCGGCGGGCTGCATCAGGCGATCGTCTGCGCCCATATGGAGCAGGCGAATACCGGCATGGTCGGCCACGAAATGCGTCGGCCCGTCTCGACGATCGTCGGCAAGGGCTGCACACAGCGGTTGGTCGAAACGACGTTGATCGAGGAAGGCGACCTGCCGCCCGAGATGATGGAGCGCGCGACTCGAGTCGCAGCTTTCCTGATAAAATATTATGGCGCGGGCGACGGCCAGTCGCAGGCCGCCGACAAGCCGCTCGACACCGTCACCACACTGGCACGCTTCGCCGTCGTCACCGTGACGATCGACGCGACGACCTATGTCATCGTCGATATCGGCATGCGGATGCTGACTCCGCGCGAGCTGGCGCGGGCACAGGGTTTCCCTGACAGCTATATCCTCGACCCCATCGGCCCGAACGGCCGCCCGCTGTCGAAGGCCGCGCAAATCCGCATGATCGGCAACAGCGTCTGCCCCGACGTCGCCGCCGCGCTGGTCCGCGCCAACCTGCCCCGCCACGCGGCCGAGCAAGAGGCCATTGCCGCCTGACATGGGAAAATACACCGCCATCGCCCACATCGTCCCGCGCCTGGTCGACGAGGAAACGGCCGCCCATTTCCTCGGGCGCAGCCGCACCCGCTTTCGCGAGCAGGTCGCGGCCAAGCTGCTGCCGGGGCCATCCGACCGCAACGGCAACGTCAATCTGTGGGATTTGCGCCTGCTCGACCGCTATGTTGACCAAAAGTCGGGAATCGATGACACACTGTCGGGATGGGATCGGTGAACATACCCGGATGCCAGCGCAAGAAGGGCATTCTCTATCGTCGCTTTCGCTATCGCGATGCCGCCGGGAAGCGCAAGGATATCTATGTCCCGCTGCCCGAGCCGACCGACCCGGCCTTCGCGGCCGAGCTGGCGCGCATAAACCGCGAATATGCCGAGCCTGAAAAACCGCGCGAGGGACCGAAGCCCGGCACCTTCGGCGCGCTCGCGCTCGAATTCCGCGCCGCGATCGCAAAGGGCTGGACGAAAAAGAAGCGCCGCAAGGGCGCGCGGCCGACCGCGCCGAGCACGATCGAGAATTACAACCGCTATATCGGCATGATCGAAGACGGCACAATCGTCTTCCACAACAAGAAGACACAGCGCCGCACGAAGCTTTGCGAGCTGGAGGTCGCCCCGATCCGCGCCAGCCATATCTACCAGCTGCGCGACGACATGGCGGACACGCCGGGGAAGGCGAACAATTTCCTGAACGTCATCAAGTTGATGCTGACCTACGCCGAGCAGAATGACTGGATCGCGGTCAACCCAGCGAAGGAAATCTCGCCGCTGCCGCTCGGAGAGCGCGAGCCGTGGCCCGCCGACGTGCTGGCGCATGTCCTCAAGGAAGCGAGCCCGATGCTGCGCCTGGCGATCGTCTCCGGGCTCTGCAGCGGACAGCGGATCAGCGACTGCATCAAGATGCAGCATGGCTGGCTGAAAGGCGGCATCCTCGAGCTGGCGCAGATCAAGACCGACGTCGACATCGCCGTGCCGGTTCATCCATGGTGGCGCACCGAAATCGACCGTCTGCCGAAAAAGGCCATCACCGTCCTTTACGATCGCACCGGCAAGCCCTTCGGCACCGAAGAGGCGATCCAGTCGCGCCTGCGCGAGCTGATGAAGCGCCTCGGCTATGTCGACGACGCGGGCCAGCTGCTCTACACCTTCCACGGCCTGCGCAAGAACGCCGCCTGCTACCTGATCGAAATCGTGAAGAGCGACGACGCCGTCGGACGCATGCTCGGCATGACGGCCGACACTGTGCGCCACTACACCAAGCGCACCAGCGCCTATCGAATCGCGCTCGACGTCTTCGAAAAGGTGACCGCGATCCAGCCGTCAAAAATGGGCCGATAATCGCCGCTGGGGGAACCCGTGGGGGAACTGCTGGGGGAACCGAACAAAAGAGGGCCAGATTACCGGCCCTGAAATGGTGGAAAACCGCCGATGGTGACCCCTACGGGACTCGAACCCGTGTTTTCGCCGTGAACTTAAAAAGCGGCGTGGAATCAATCACCGTTCCCCCCGTGCCCCTACTTTCAGCATCACGGTTTCGCAAGGCTTTTAG